TCAAGAAAATAATTAGGTAAGTTCCGACAAGTCCCGGATCGAGATCGAGCGCACCCTGATTCGTTACGGCGCCAACGGTTTTCTCTATGGCTGGGACGGCGAGCAGAATCGGGCCATGGTGACTTTCCAGGTGGCCGGGAAGATGTTCAGGATCATCCTGCCCTTGCCGGATCATAACTCCCGGAAATTCACCCACACGCCCGAAAGGGGCAAGCCCCGATCCCCGGCCGCCGCGGAAGCAGCCTATGAGCAGGCCACCCGGCAACGCTGGCGGGCTCTGGCTCTCTGGGTCAAGGCGGTTTTGGAAGCCGCGGAATCCGGGATCACCACCCTGGAGGAGGCCTTGCAGCCCTTTATCCTCCTCCCCGACGGCTCGACCGTGGGCGAATGGATGAAACCCCAAATCGAGCGGGCCTACCTGGAAGGCCAAATGCCCGCCTTTCTGCCACTGTTGGAGAATAAGCCATGAACCTCACAGGGCGCCACGGCCTCATAGAACGCTTCATCGACCACATCCCCTACGGCTGGGGAATCGCCGGGTTTCTCTTGTGCGTCCTGCTGTTCATCCCCTTGAGTCTGAGGCGGGAGTTGAGGGGGAAGTGGTGAGCCGCGCCCCAAAGAAAAGAAGCAGAAACCAATCTTTCGATTATTTCCCGGAAGATAAATTACGCCAGGTTCGGGAATGGGTCAGTAAATTGAAACCTCATGCCACTCATAACGAGTTGGTAAAGTTGCCCGAAGGCCGCTGGCGGTTTGACGGCGTTGCAGTTGGCTGGCGGATAGGTATAGCCGAAATGAGAGAGATTCGGAAAATATTGGATATGGGGCCGGTGCCGCCAGCCTGGCAGGGTGAACATATTTATGGAGAGGATAAGGGCGAAGCCAGCCCACCGGCCGTCGAGGTCAAGACCGCCCGCCCCGGAGCCGCCCTGTGAACCCCTTAGCCATTGATCTTTGCTGCGGGCTCGGCGGCTGGACCCGGGGCTTGATGGAGGTCGGATTTGAGGTAATTGGCTTCGATATCACCCATTTTGCGGCTTATCCGGGGCAATTGGTAATCTATGATATCAGGACCCTGAGCGGCCATAGGTTTCGCCAGGCCGCACTTATTGTCGCCTCTCCGCCCTGTCAGGAATTCTCCCGCCATGACCAGCCATGGACCCGCAAATATAATCCGCCTCCTCCGGACCTCTCCATCGTTCGGGCTTGCTGGCGGATCGCCCGGGAAGCGCAAGTCCCTATTGTCCTCGAAAATGTCAGAGGGGCTCAGAAGTTCATCGGCCGGGCCACGGCACATTTCGGTTCGCAATATCTCTGGGGAGATGTGCCGGCACTGCTGCCGATTTTTAGGCGCCAGTATAAAAAGGATTTTTACTGGTGGGGCAAACCAGGCGACAGGCAGGCCGATATTCCCAGGGAAAGAACTAAGGAAAGCAGGTCTTCTCGGGCAGTGGCCGAACGCGCCCTGATCCCCCTGGAACTGGCGAAACATATCGGTCTGTGCTTTCTCCCCAGGGAACGCCCTCTGAACCCGGCCACCCAGCTTGACCCATTTGCAATTTGAGGATTGAGGTAAAGACCCTTTGACAACTCGCCCCTCCACCCAGTATAATCCAACCCCACCACCTTGTCGGGGGGTTCTCTGCGTGGCCGGCGGCATTTATACTGATGAGCGTTGCCCTGTCTGTGGCGGTCCTTTTAAGGATGACAGCCGCCGGGGGCTCATCTGCCCTCAGCACCCCCGGCAGCGGGCCAGCCGCTTCAAGGTCAAGTTCTCCACCATCACCCGGAGATTTACCGACTATCAGACCGCCCAAGCCTTTCTCGGCGGCCTCCGGGCGCAAAAAAGCGGCCTCACTTCCCAGCCCTTCGACCCCCGGGACTATCAGATCAAGGAAAAGCCCCTGTCCTTTCGGGTCCTGGGCGCCAAGTGGCTGACCGTGAAGCGCCAGGAGGTCAAGCCCGGTTCTTTCCGTAACCTCAAGAACTACCTGGACCGGGCCGGGGCGCATTGGGGAGACCTGAATATCAAGCTCATCGGCTATGCGGAGATAGAAGATTTCATCCTGGCCCAAGATATTTCCGCCAAGACCAGACACAATCTCCGGTCGGCCCTGAATAGCTTCTTTGATTGGCTGGTGAAACGCAAGGTCATCACCGCGGCCGAGCGGCCAGAATTGCCCGATTGCTCTTTTGAGCTCGGCTGGCGCAAGATCGTGGACAAGAAAACCCAGGAAAAGATACTGGCGGAAATCAAGCGCATTGCCCCGGAGCGGGTCTGGCTCGGCATCAAGTGGCTCTGTGATTACCCGGCGATCCGGCCCGGAGAGATGACCCGGCTCAAGGAAGGCGATATTCTCAGGGACCAGGGGCTTTTGGTCTTCCCCGACCCCAAGGAGAAGAAACCCAAGCTGGTGCCGCTCTTTGACGATGACGCGGCCCTGCTTCGGGACCTACCCCCGGCGCACCCGGCCACCCCTTTTTTCCGGCACCTCGCCAGGGGGAAAAACTTTGCATCCGGGGCCCCTTACGGCAAGGACTATTTCTACACCTGGTGGCGGCGGGCTTGCAAGAACTTGGGAATTGAGGGCGTCGACCTCTACGGCGGCACCAGACACTCCTCCACGGTAGCCGCCCGGAAGGTCCTGACCTTTGAGGAAACCAAAACCCTGACCGGCCACTCCACCAATCAGGCCTTTGAACGCTATTTCCACCGCGACCTGGAATACGTGCGGCAGGTGCAGGGGAAGTTGAGAGGGAAGGTAGTGCAACTCACAGGGTCAAAAAAGGGTCAGGGTCAGAAATAGGATGGTAACTACTTCATATTACTATCAATTTTTAACTAAGTGCGGGTTCAAATCCCGCCTTCGGCACCAGCTTTTTGTCGATAAATCAAACAGTTACAATTTTCCGAACGGCCAAAATATAGGGTCAGAACAGGGTCAGGGCGGGGAGTGTCCGTGATGAATAAGAGACAAAGGAAGAAATTGCTTAAGCCGCGGCGGATAGGAAAAATCTCCTATAGCTGGGAAAGTACCCCAGCGCCGGGGCCATTTATTCTTGATTTACAAAAGGTAGAACAAATCGGCCCTATCTATCGCTATTATTATAGAATGATGGAAAAAAATGTTTTCCCTGGGGTCAAGAACTTTTTGTTTATTAATGGTTTATCGGGTGCGGTGCTATTATCTGGAAAATTTGAATGAGCATGATCGGCAAAACTTACCTTGAGAAAGGTAAGCCAGTTACCGTGTTAATTCGCTGGAATGGTCCAGGACCACGGAGCGTCCTCATCCGCCGGGCGGATGGCACCAAGGTTGTCCGGCCGTTTCGTGGTTTCAGGAAAACCCCTCCGTCGCCACCAGCTCCACTGGCACCAGCTCCCCCGCCTCTCCTGATACCGGCTGCGTCAATGCCAGGGCCAGCAGGTGCGCTCCGAGCGAAGTGAAGCGAAAGAGAGGCTGAGGCTTCCGGCCGGGGGGCGGGGCCAGGCCTACCAGCCGCCCGCCTTCGCCGTCCTGCCACACCAGGAGCGCCGGGCGCGAGGGGTAGGGATCATGGAGGGTCACCGGTTCCTGTTCTCCATCTTATCGGCATAGCCGTTCCAGTCCGCCTCATGCTTTAAGGCTTCCTTGGCCGTGGGTAACCCCGCCTTTTTCAGCAGGACCTCGTAATTCTCACTTATGATCGGCCTGGCCGGGTTTGGTAATTCCACCCTTTCCTGCACGCTGGCGCATCCGCTCAAAAGCAGAATCAAGCTGCTCAAGAGAATTGATCCCATCAATAAGTTTTTTCTCATTTTCGGTCTCCGCGTCAATCTTGGTATCCTGTTTAAGAATCTCTACCGCCCGCTTATAGCCCGCGATCTGCCGGGTGAGCAAGGCGTTATCCGCCCGCAAGCCCTGCACATACCAGGCCCCGCCGGCCCCTATGGCCAGAACCGCAACCAAAGCTATGATTTTTAGGTAGGTCAAGATCCCCATGTTCCCTCCGAACCCTGAATAATCAGGATAATCAGGGCGATAAAGGCAATGGCCAGATTAGCCCACGGGTGAAACTCAACTAACCTTTCCATCGCCATGCCTTAAAGACCCAGAAGAGTACCAGCCCCACTTCGGCCCCCGGGAGCAAGGCCCACCATGAGCCCATGTAGGCCAGGATACCCAGGGCCACGCCGCAGGCGATAGTCAGGGCTGCACCGCCTAACAGGAGTACCGAACCGATACCGACAATCTCCCCTCCGCTCATAACCCCTCCTATCCTGCCGGCCCTGCCGGCGGTTTCGCCTCCGGAGGCGGCGATGGTGATGTTGGTGGTGATTGATTGATAATCTCCCCCGGGGGCCGGGGCCGGTTGAACAGGGTGGCTGCGGCTCCCGCAATGGTCTGCACAATGAACATGGTGGTGATGGCCTGGATGTTGACCGGGATATCCAACAAAGGGACCGGCGCCCCCGGAACGGCAGCGGGGGGCGGCCACAGCAGCAGCTTGAGGCCCCAGGCGAGATACATGAACAGCGCCGCCAGGAAGCCGGTCACCGTCAGGAACACGCTTAGGGCGTACCGAGCGTTGACCTGGGAATCGTCATTGGATATGAGGTTGCCGAGCCAGGACATCTCAAGCCTCCAGATACTTCTCCGCCAACCCGGCGATCTCTTCCGCCTTATCCGTCCCGTTGATGCACCGCCGGGCCTCGACGAAATCCGCCCCGTCGCCGTTGATGTAATCGGTCAGCTTCTTCCCCGTAAAGGCCCCGGTCTTGAAGCCGTGCACCAGGATGAACAGGGCGGTCTTGGGCTCCAGGGCCAGGGTGGGATTGCCCACCAGGTCGAGGCCCATGATCTGCGCGTACTTGCGGTAGTTATTCTCCCAGGTGAGCTGCACATAGCCCCGGCCATAGTAGGGATAATAGCGCAGCCCCTGGCGGTAGGCGTCGGCCTTGCTCCCCAGGTAATAGGCCTCCTCAACCGGCTTGAAGGTCCCCGCGGTTTCCCACTCCACCGTGGCCAGGACGTAAGCCGCCTGGTCCGGCAATCCCAGACCCTGCTTAGCGCACTCCACCCGGATGGCGGCGATGGTGCCCGCGGTGCTGGTGAAATCATCCTCCCCGGCCGTTGCCGCCGCCTCGAGGGCATCCGTCTCCGCCTCCTCCTCCACCCGCTCCAGATACCGGGCCGCGATCCAGCCCACCGAGCCATCTTCCATGGCCACCGGCTGCCAGTCGCCCTGGGGCGGCCCGGCCGCTTCCACCCCGGCGCCTTGGGCCAGCTTATCCCAAACCTCGTTATCCATCCCGGGCCCGGACCTGATGTTGACCCCGCCGGCCGCGGTGACCCGGAAGACCATTTTGCCTGCAACATGGTCCGGGGCCTCCGGGGCTTCCGGGACGTCTTCCGTCTCCCCGTAATCCACCCCCGGGATCAGCCCGGCATGGGTCCAGCCCCGGCCCTCCGCCGGAAACTCCCCGACGCCGTCCCTGGTGCTCCGGGCCTCGATGGTCATCGTGTTCCCTTGGCTGATGGACACGTGCGCCATGTCCGGCCGCTGGTCCCCCTCAAACGGATCGTCGCTAAAAAAGAACAGGAGGGCACCCGGAGTCTTAAGCGCCTCCGCCACAGAAATCAAAAAGCCGTACTTCCTGCAGTGGCGCACCTGGTACATGGCCCCGTCTGGCATGACCGGCTGCACCCCGTTCTGAGCGCAGACCCATTCCACTAATTCGGAGCAATCTTCCGCCTTGGGGTCGGGGTCGGTGAGCTTAACCTCCACCCCGAACACATACTTATCGCCCTTGCAGGTCCGGGCCTTGTTGACGATATCTCTGCCGGTAGGTTTACTCATGGACATCTCCTTTAACCTGCGGGCCGGGGGATTTTAACACCGCCGCCCTCTTCTTCGGGATAATGTGTGTGAGAAAAGAAATGCTTATCCCATCTATCTTTCCGGTCGGTCTTCATCTCTTCGAATTCTTTTACTTTTACAAATTCCAGGTTCTGGCGTTCTCGGCATTTAATGTGCTGCTCAAACCATTCGTCGATTTTTTTCTCCATCCGGCAGAACATCCGCCAGAACAAAATTGCTCCGACGGTAGCGGCAATCCCCAATAGAGAAAGCAAAATTGCATTGAAATCTTGAGCCGACATCCCCACCTCCCGCCAGTTATTTACTCAATATCGGCCCCAGTAAACTGCCGATCCCCTTCCCGCCGACTAATGATGCCCCCACCTTCACTCTTCGATATCCACCTGCATCACCGCCTCCGCATCCTCGGCCGCGGCGATCGCCGCTTTAGCCTGATAATATCGGCTCATGGTTGCAGCTAATTTGGCGGCATTAGCCTCCAGCATCCCCATGACAAACTCCGCCCCGCCGTAAAACTCCAGCTGCGCGGCAACCGCGGTCTTGAAGCGGCCGATGATCTTCGCATCGGTGACGATGCCCTGCTGAATGGCCCAGCCCACGAGCACCCCCTTCACCAGGTCGGTGACATTATCCTTCACATCACCGAAAGGGATCAGGTCAAGGAATCGCCGGCCCTTTTCCTTGAGAAATTGAATCCGTTGGAGCTTAACCAAGTCCAGTTCGGTCTCTTTTCCGGTGAGGGTCTGGCCGTAGGCTGTGAGTTGATCTTCCGGGGTCATGGCATCATCTCCTATTTTAAATATCTCTGTTTACCTTCTTTACATCGACAACTCTTACAAGTCTCGATTAACCCCAAAGGATTTTTACCCGAAACTTTGTCTTTTCTGCGGTAAAACTCATCATGCTTTTTAAGTTCCCCACATTGGTAACAGAACCGTTGACCATCAGGTTCTATTATTCCAAGTCTTTTAAGCTTATCTTCTCGGGCCTTCTGGTTGTGTTTGACCCGATTAAGTAATTGCAAGTTGCCGATTTCATAGTGACCGTCATTATCAATCCGGTCCACCAAACAGCCTTCAAACCAGTTATCCTTGTACCAAGAAGTAAACGCCGCCTGGGTCATTCTTACTTGAATACCTTTAACCGTGTATCTGGGGTCTTGCATCACCCGGAGTTGCATATTCTTCCAGACATGGGCGGCATTATAAGACCTTGACTTTTTTCGTTTTTCGTTCGCATGGTCTTTGCATAACCAAAAGAGACCATCCCATGTTCTACCGTTGGTACTGTGAAACTCAGTTAAAGGGCGATAGTCCTGGCAGCGCGGACACCACTTTAACTCCTGACCATCCTTGACAACATGATCTATCCGTTTAGGCATTTTGACTCCCTCCTATGCTTATATTGTATAACAGGCATCATTGGAAGTCAATAAAACATTAGGTCGGATAGGTGGCGCAGCGCCACCCCGTGGCGTAGTACGAGCTCGTCCGGCCGTAGCTCCAATTCAGGCGCCAGACCCCCGCATTCGTCGCGTCGCCCCAATAGCCGCAGGAGATAGAACATAGATCGTTGACGATATATTGATAGAAGTAATCCTTCCCGAACAAGTTATCGCCGCCGGTACTTAGACCGGTGGCCGCGGCGGGCAGGCCTAAGCCGGTAAGCAGTCGGTTGGCTCCATTGACGGCCTCGCTGAACACCTGGTTAAAGCCACTACCGTACCGCTGCGCGAAAACCCCACCTCCGGCCGTAGCAAAGACCGGCACAAACGCATCCATCAGGGCGGCCACACCTACCGCGCCCCAGTGATCCGTGGCCAGGGTGTTGCCGGCAGTAAAGCCCTTCATCGCCGCTGCTTCTTTGGCGGCGTAAAAGGTGCCTTTGGTGACTGTGCCGGGGTCAGTTCCGGCATCATAGGCCGTGCCGAAACCCGAGGAATTGAAGGGGATGGTAAAGGTATTATCGCCGGTCTTGGTGATCGCCCAGATTTTATCTTTGGCTCCAACCCAGTCAGCCTGGGTAATGGCGTTCACCTGAACATAATCGCCTGTAACCAGGCCATGATTAGTCCAGGTGATCTCGCAGGCCGCGGCCCGACTCATGTCCTCTATGGCCGCGATGGCGGCGATACAGGTCATCCCCAGACTGATCTCGTACATCAAACCGTTAAGGTCGGCCACCCCGCACTCCTGGCCGTTGTGGGTGGTCTTGGCGAAGGGCAGGCCGGAGCCGGTCTTGCCGCAGTTGGAATAGCCGTCGGTCAGATAGACCACCGTGGCGTCATCAGTGTCCCGCAGGGCGTTGTTATTGCAGCCCTTGGGGTAGTTCTTGGCCCCGGTCCAGTCGTACCAGGCACACCAGGTCTCGCCGTGGGCCGCCAGGCCGTGGGCCAGGGACAGGAGGGCCAGGGCCGCATGGATAAACCGGGAGGTTACGAAGAAATTGCTGGCAGGGTTCACCGCCCCGTCCACGCCGTCGCGGGCATGGGCGCAGTCGATGGCCTTGTAATAGGCGTTGACGCCGCCGCTGGCCGCAAGATCCGCCATCGGGTTGTGCGCCGCCGCGGTGGACAGGGGCAGACCGCCCTTGAGGGAAGAACCCACAAAGCCGGCGCCCAGAGCGTTTTTGCTCACTCGATATTTGTCCACAAAAAAGCCGGACTTTTCCGCCCCGCCGTCGATAAAAGCCCGGTGCAAGGCGTAACCCGCTGCATTGGCAGCCGCAGTGTTGGCGTAAGCGCTGGCTGGTTTAACATCCACCCAATTCACCGGGAAACCATTGGCTCCGGTCCCGATCAGGTAGTAAAACTTAGGCACCCAGACCATGATGGAGCCGTCGGTATAGACGTAATTGCCATAGGTGGCCGAGGTAGGATCCAGATAGCCGGCCAGCGGCGTGAACCCGGCGGGCAGATCGGCCGCCGGGCAGATCCCCACCCCGAAACCGGGGGCTCCGGCGATGCCGATATCATTGACCGGGGCTGGGGAGGTGAGCAGATATCGGCGGTCATCGCCGGAAAAGACATAATAGCCGCCGTCCGGGGCAGCCTGGACCAAGCCTATTCTCAAATCCAGCCGTCCCATTTTATTTCCCTCCCAAGGCCACAACGAGGGTTAGGTTTGTGGTCGCATCGCCGCCGCTAAGTTCCCACGAGAGATAGGGCAGGTTTTCTATCTTGGCCGTATCATCTTCCGTCAGTTCCAAGAGTACGCCGCTGGGATCAGCCCGGAGAGTAATGGGATCTGCTTCTAAATCCCCCCGGCCCTGGATGGCCAGGGTGGCTCCGCCCCAGACGCCAAAGGCGTGCACCGTTTTGTCGGGATAGAGCCCGGCCTCGGCGAATTCCTTACACGTATCGCCCAGGGTGATGCCGGCCCAACGGGCAACTAACAGGACATCCTGCGCCCCGCCGGTGTTGGGACACGGAACCCGGATAATTTCACAGGGAATTTCTGGCATGACATACCTCCGTTTTTTGGTGGTAGCTTTGGGGCGTAATATCTATGGGCTGCGCCCGGGTAATCATGGTGTCCCTCTCCTCTGCCGCTTATGCCGTCCTGAGCCATTGGGCCAGTTGCCGTAGTTGCAGTTCAAACCGCCGGACGCCGATATAGTTTACGTTTCCCCAATTATCGGCAATTTTGAACGCATAATATCGATAGGGCTGATCTGGATAAACCAAGACGTAATGGGGGTCGGCCTGGTCTGCCGCCACATGCTGGACAAATTGACTGATATCGGTGGTAAGTTGGGTCCAGCCGGTGTCAATGGCATACGTGACATTATCAAAACTGGTTCTGAAATTAGACCCCCAGAGAGTGAAATTTTTCGCTCCCCTGTCAGTCAACGTGCCAGATTCATGGTAATTCTCGTAGTAAATTCGGGCCAGTGAGATGGCCACACCGGCATCGAAATGAACACGTTGATTGGTAACAGCTCCACCTGTCCAGCCATTTGCGCCGCTGCCGGTTAGAGGTAAACCTGGATTACTAGCAACCCATGCACCGTCCGCGCCGGTTGACTTAACCCAGGTTTCATCCGTAAAAGTCGGGGGATAAATGGAGAAGAGCGCATAACCCATCAAGCTCTGCCAGGTGCCATATTTCAGAGCCGCAGCTACGGCGGCCGGGTTGGCGTAAACATTGGTCGTCTGCAGCACATCACCGACCAATAGGCTTTGATTGGCGCCCTGGCCTGGAAGCTGCTCAGGAGTAATCATGTCATTGGTGATCGCCGTGGTGGTGGTCTCCAGGGCGATTTGACAGATTGGCTCTTTGCCGCTGGGAATATCCGGGGCCACCGGGCTCGCCGCCTCCGTGCCGGTAACTACGGCGATTACCCCGGTGAGAGAGTCCTTAACCACCCGGTCAATCCTGGGGTTGGTGGTCGGGGCGGTGATGGCGGCGCTGTCCTGGGCAGCCTTTTCCGTCAAGATCCCGCTCACCCATACCGGCCCGGCATCCACCCGGATCGTCATATCCGGGGCACTCTGCTCATGGGGGGCGAAGGCGGCGCCGATCCGGGCCAGGGCGGCGATGGAGTTGTCGATGTCTTTTTTATAATCGCCGCCTTCTAAGCCGATCTCTTCATGGTTGGGTTGGTGGAAAGTTCCTACGGTCATGGCTCCCCTTTTAAAGGATCTTGTCAAGGACCGGCTGGAAATTCGTCAATTTCACCAGTCCCGCGGTATTGTCATTGGTCAACTTAAATTTGAGATAACGAGCCACAACTGAACCGATGGTCCATTCGGCAAAGCCGGCATAGGCCCCGGCGGCTGGTTTGTAATCGAAATAGAGCGTCGGGGCGTTAACCCCGCCTTCGCCCGGCCCTAATTGGCTATAAATCCGGCTCCAGGCCCGTAACGAGATATCAGCGGCCATGTCGATTTCCGGGGGTTCATAACTGGAGGTGGAATAAGGGTTGACGACATAATGATTGAAGAGGTCGAAATTGTTCTCATTGGCCAGGGCTTGATCTGCCGGGTTCAGGTTGCCGGTCAGGGGATTGCGGACATAGTTGGTGAGGGTGCCGGGCCAGAGCGGGGCGTAGGCATCGTCAAGTAAAATTTCATAAAAATTCATGACCTTGAATTGCTTGCGGGTTGCGGCCAGGGAATAGTTGCCGCTGGTGTCAATCGCTTTAATCAGGTAATCCATGGTGCCGGGAGGTAAATCCACGGTGGAGAATGAGGTTGCGTCCATTGTAGTGGGTTCGCCTTCCTCTTGGCCGGGCAAGGGCATAGCATCATCCCAGGCAATCCCCACGGCCCCATAACGCAGCTCGTACCCGGCAATGTCCTGGTCGGGATTTTTGGTCCAGCTAAATTTGACGACGCTTTGGATCTGATAGACATTAAACCCGATCACATTCTCCGGCGGCGCCGTCTTCCCCTCCACCACGTGCGTCTGCGTCGCCGTCCAGGGTCCCCGGCTGCCGTCCTTTCTGACATAGCGCAGGCGGAAGTCATAGCTCGCGCCATCCTCTACCGGCAGCAGGGACACTTCAAAATCGTGCAGCGGGGCTAAAGGCCTGGTCACCGGAGTGGCCCCGCTCGCGGTGACCCAATACTGCGCCTCCACCCCGGTGATGTTGGCGTTCAGCGCCCCGGGGATGGCCAGAGACACCAAAATCCGGCTCTGCAGGGTGCCATCGGCATCCCGGTAAAGCACCGTGCCGTTGGAACGCACCCACGCGATCTCCGGCGTCCACCAAGCCGGCGGAATGGTGATTTGGGGATCATGCGGCGGGATCACTCCCTGGTCGGCGGTATAGATCGCCTCGTTATATTCCACCGCACTGACCCGGGCTCCGAGTTTGGCGTTGGGCTGGATAGCCGAGAGCAACAAATCGATTGCTTCCTTCCCTTCTTCCCCGAACATAAACAGATCGCCGGCCGCCGGCCAGTAATTGACCGGCGGGGGCCCCGGATCATAAGGGGGGATGGGAGTAATAAAAGTCAGTTCCTTGACCTCGCCGGCGGCCGTCGCCACCGGGCATAGGACGCTGACGTTGTTCCCCAAGCGAAACCGGATCGCGTAATCAACACCTTCTTGCATGGGGCATTTGGCGTCCACCGTGACGCCGGCCAGATTACCGGAGTAAATGGGGTCGCCATTTTCTTCATAACCGATAATCTCCAGCACCCGCGCCTTCACCCGGCCCCAGGCGAGCCCGGCCAAAATCACCGGGGAGGCGAATTTCGTGCGGTTGCCCCGCCGGGCGACCAGGGCGTCCGGGTGCGCCTCCCACTGGTGCTTTTCAAACTGCAGCGCCAGTTGCGCCCCATGGAACCGGGCATGGCGGAAGATCAGATCCGGGTGGGTCACCCCCAGGATCGGCAACGACACGAAGATGGTCGCCAGGGGCAGGTCCGGGGCCGGGGCGCCCCAGGCGTCGATTTTATCGCCGTTGGCGTCCAGCAGGGCATAGCCGTCCTGGAGGACCAGGCGCTCATCATCGGCCCAATCATTCAGCTCGTTTTTGAAGGCGCAGCGCCAGCAATGCACCGGGGCCGGATAGGTGATCTGGGAGGAGAAATTTTTACTATTGCGCGGCGTGAAGGCCGGGCCCACGAGATATTCCTGAGGCTCGCCGATGATTACCGAGCGCTTGGAATCGAGGTAATCCATGGAGGCCCGCCCCGCCGCGGCGATCTCCGCTAAAATCTCCTCGAAATCCACGTCGTAATCAACGATCTTGTTGTATTCCCAGTCCTCCGCGCAGAAGGCGTGCCAATATTGCAGCCGCTCCAGGTGAATTTCTCCATCCGTATAGGGCTCCTGGTTTTGCGGCCCCTGGAACATCTCCCGCAGATGGCTGGCGGGGTTCTGGGTAATGCGGATCGGCCAGGTTTCGGTGGCCGCATCCCAATCCGGTTCCATCCCGGAGGCGATGCCGGAAAATTTATCCACCGTGCCGTTCAGTTCATTGCTGGCCTTGATGCGCATGATGGTCTTGGCCACCGGCACCGGGCAGTTAAACGGCTCCGTGGCCCAGATGGATCTCAGGGTGGTCCAGTAGGAGATCGAGCTGCTGAAGGTATCATCGGGTCCCGGGTTGGTCCGGGTGAGGCGCACGTCATAGGTGATATCGGGATCGGCCCCGGCATTGACCTCCCAGGCGAAGCCCCGGCGCACCGCCGAAGAACTGGCCGCGCTGATCGTGGGCGTGAGCACGGTTTGCCAGGCCCCGGTGCCGCTTTCGCAATATTCGATTTTAAAAAAAACGCTCTTGCTGCCCCGGGCCCCGGAAACCGGGTCGTTGGCGAAGAGACTGGGCAGGCTGATATCCACCGACAGTTTCCGGGGCCCGGCTTTGGAGGTGCGGACCACCGGCGCATCTTTCTCCAGCAGCAGGTTGCTGAACGACTCCTCGTGAATGCTGTTGGTATAGAGGGTCGGAGGGTCATCGCCAAAATCCATGGTCGCCGTCTGGGCCCCGGTCCCGGCCTCCGAGGTGGTGGCGGTGCTCTCGGTATAGGTCAGGACCAGATCCGTGACCTCGGAAATGAGATAGGCGGTATTGTTGGCCTCAGTAGTGCAGCCGCCCAGGTTGAGGGTACCGGGCTGGAGGCCGGCGGCCCGCCAGGACCCGGCGGCCCGGCGCAGGGTCTTGGCCGCCACGTCGATGGCGATGGTTTGCTCTTTCAGGTGGAGGCGCAGGTTGTGGTGCTCGGTCGTCACGTCCTCATAGGCTTCGAGCCCGGTGGCGCCGATCATCAGGTCCTCAATCTGCACGCCGGGGATCGCCCCGGCCCGGGACAGGCACCAGACGAAATAGATGATCAGGTACTGCTCATCGCCGCTGATCTCGGTGTAATATTCGGCCCCGTAGCCTGGAAAGTGCTTATGGATGCCGAAGATCTTCGAGATCGGGCCCCACAGATTGGCCTGGTTGCTGCCGCCGTTCAGGGAATAGGTGGGCGAAGAAGACACGGAGGAGCCGTAGGCCGAAGTCATGGCCCCGGTGCCCATCAGGGCCGCCTGGCGGCCCGCATTGGCGGTCACCGGGAACATGGCAGTGAGGGCCATATTACCGACAATGCCGACGGCCATGCCGGCAAGACCACCCATGACGCCAGCCCAAGCCCCCCAGGCCGGGCCAGCAAGTGCTCCATAAGTTAAAACGGACGCCGCAATCGCGGCAATGGTTACCACGACCATGCCGATAATTCGGCCCACTGGCCCCTGGGGCACCACCTTGATGGACACCTGGACGATGGCCCCGGCCTTCGGCTGAGGATAGGTCAGAGGCCAGTCTTCCGGCAGGATGTAGTCATCCTCAATCCAGACATGCGCGGCATAATGCGCAATTTCCGGCTGCACCCGCACCAGGATCTCTTGCAGGGAGGGCCCGGCCTCAAACCAGTATTCCTCCACCTCCTCCCGGAAGGGGTGCGCCCGGGCCGCGACCCGGATTTGCCCTTGAGGCAGAACCTGAGGCACGGGCAGCGGGTTAACGAGGGCTGGTAAATTCTGCATGGCGATAGATACCCACCAGCCGGGCCTGGAGCGGGTCCCGGTAAAAGGGTTCGATGCAGGTGTCCAGTTCCGGCTCCACGTGCAGCACGTGCCCGGGCGAGACCACCAGGCCCACATGGCAGGGCCAGCGGCCCCGGCGGAACAGGACCACGTCGGCCGGGCGTTCACTGCCCCGGAAAATCTCGATCCAAGAACGCCGGCAGGTATCGAAAATTTTCCCCACCTGGGCCATATTCAGGGCCGGAATCCCGGCCAGGTCCGGAAGTTCCAGACCGAAACATTGCCGGTAGGCCGCCACGATCAGGCCCCAGCAATCCCAGCCGGAGAAATCCCGACCCTGGTCCTGGAAAGGGGTTTCCAGAGCCTGGGTGATAAAATTTTTAATGTTTTTCCTCTGGACTTGATCTAACATAGGGAAAAACCTTTAAAAGGAGATGAATATGGTTTTTTTCCTTTGCCTTTTATCGCTTCTTCTAAACGGTTGTGCTCCGACTCTTTCAGAAATCCGAACTACAAATCCTGAAGCCATTATCGAATCCACCAAGGAGCCGCAATCATTAGCGAATTGCCTCTATCATGAAATGCAAAATGGACCTTGGGGCCGCGTCAATCTAACTACAAAAGATGGTGCTTATTACCTTTTGATCAGTTCGCTTTATGGATCGGTGGTGACGGCAACCAAAACTTTCCCTATTGCCGAATTTTTAGTTAAACCAAATAGCTCCGGTTCTGTGGTAGAAATGCGAACCTGGAACTTGATGAACCGGGGGGCTGCCACCGACCTCCTTGAATCCGTCAAACATTGCGCCTCTCCACCTCAAGCCACTGCCTTAAACAACGAGGGCGCGGTGTTGGGGGTGAAGTAAAAATCCACGGCCTTGCGGGCCTTGAGCTGCTTGGGAATCAAATCCCCTTGGATCAGCATTTCATCGTACTCGACGTTGCGCAGTTCCAGGTTGGTCAGGCTCAACTCCACGTAATCGGGATCACTGCCCCGGACCACCTCCATGGTAATCAGGCTGGGAATGTTGGTAGTCCGAAGCGCCGCCACCATCTCCCGCTTGATATTGGAGACCCGCAACTGCGCCTGCGGGCTGCGCTCCGGATCCTGGTCCAGAATGGTCGCCTCCAAAAAATGGGCCAGGAAGGTCTGGCCCCGGCTCACGATATTCTGCACCGAATTATTGATCCGAATCGTCTCCACCAGGTCGGGATGCTCGACGGTCACCAGGATATGAATCTTTTCCCCGGTCTGCTGGGCGTTGACCGCCTCCCGAAACGCCTCGGAATAATCGCTCATGGCAGGATGATTACCTCCAGGGTGACGTCCCAAACCCCGCCGCCCTGATCTTCATATTGGGGGATCGTGACGATCCGGGCCTGCACCGACTGCGTATTCCGGGGCGCGGGCGGCCAAAAAAAATCATAGGGCAGAGAGCCTCCAGCTACTTCTTGATCCAGCCACTCATCAAAAATATCTATTTGCACTCGGCCATCATCCAGGGGCATGAAACGATAAGGCAGGGTGAGCTTCCGGACTCCCATCTTGCGGCTGGCATTAGCCGGGCCTTCATTATTTTCATCCTGAACCAGGATATGCGGCGGCGTTTCCTTGGCATTGCCGTTATTGGGATAAAGCGGTAGGTCTGCTGGCCAGGCGGGCATCAGTTCATCCTCTCTTAATCATGGCGCCGACCAGGTTGTGCACCGGGCCCCGGGCGACCATCCCCAAGACCTTCTTCTCCAGGAAGATATCGAGGCTGCCGTCATCGTTCTGCTGGGTCGTGCCCTGGGCTTCCGTACCGGTTTTGTTGATGATGTTCACCTGGTATGGCCCCCGGGCCTGGAACAACCCCGCCAGATCGCTCAGAGGCGACACCACCTCAGGTTCCCCGGCCTCGGCAATCATGGCCAGGGTGGGTTGGTAGGCAATCCCGCCCGCGCCCAGTTCCTGAAAGCCGAAATTGATGGCGCTAAAGGCATTAGAGACACCCACCAGCGATTCTCCGCCGCCCCCGCCGCCGCCGCCAGTAAACCCGCCAATGATATTCCCGCCCCCCAGGGCGCCGCTCAGGCTGTTGAGCAGCCACTTGACCGCACTGGTGAGGGCGTTACCCAGGGCGTCGAAGCCGGGCTTGAGCGCGGCCATCATGATGTTGTTAAACATCTCCACCAGGGCGTTGCCGATATCGAAGGTGCCCTGGCGAATCCCGTTGATGATATTGGTCACCCCGGAGGTGAATTCGCCGGCGACGCTATTCAGCGTCTCGCCATATTTGACGTCGAACTGTTTGGCTTGATAGTTTGACTCCAGGGCCGCCTTCTCTTCCGGCGTCGCGCCCCGTTTAAAAGCCTCCTGCTTGGCCCGCTGCCAGTCGAGAGAAAGCCGCTGCAGTTTGGCTTCCTGATCGGAGATGGTCCCCAGCAATTGCGCGGTTTCCAGATTCAGGTCTTCGGTTTTCTGCACCGATTGCTGCCTGAGCTCCACCTGGCGCTTGAGTTCGTCGGTGACCTGCTTAGCCCCGGTGAGCTCCGCCTGTTTCGCCTCAACGTCGAGTTTGGCCAGGGCCTTTTTATTCTCGGCTTCTAGTTTCTGCCGGGCGATCTCTTTAGCCGCCGGGCTCAGCTTCTCATCCGCTTCCAACTCGGTGAGCGCGGCCTGATGCGCCTGTTGCTGGGCCTGGAGCTTCCGGGCGATCATGGCCAGGGCCGCGGCGGTCTCCTCCTGCTGGAACTGCTGCAAGCGCCGGTAATAGGTCCGGCCGTCAATCTCCTGGGCCGCCAGGGCCCGCTCCAGTTCGGACCGCTTCTTGTCGTTGGTGGACTTGAGCAGATCCAGGGAGTTCTGGGCGTCGGCAAGCTCAATCTCCCGCTTGGCCTTGTACATGGCCAGGGTGGGCGCCAAGAGGTTATCGGAGGTTTCTTTGCCGCCCCTGCCCTTGCCTCCGCCTTTGCCGCCGCCGCCACCCAGGGCGCTTTCGAGCTTGCCCTGTTGGGCCGCGGCCTCGGCCAGACGTTTGGCTTCTTCTCCAGATACCTCAGGCTTTTCCTTATAAAAACCTCCAAAGGGAGAAGGTTGCCCAGCCTGGGCAGGCTTATATTTTTCTTTCCGGCCTTCTTCCAAAGCAGAATCTATGCGCTCCTGATCCGGCACCCATTCCGCGCCGCCCATATATTCCGGGTGATACTTGGCCACATTCTGCGCCTGCTTCAGGGCTTGCTGGATGCCTACCAGGGTTACCGCAATCGCCAACACCCACGGGCCTGACAAGGCGGCGCGTAGCAGGCCCAATTTAACCAGGACGCCGCTGATCGCCTCGGCCCCGGCCGCGATGCCGGTCCATTTCATGACCGTAAGAATGCCCTTGATCGATAAGAGGATCAGGACCAGGTCCTTATACTGCACCACAAACGCGGCCACCTCCCTGATGGCCTCGGAGATCCGGCCCACATAGAGCGCCACGGTCTCCCCCAGATCCTTTAAGGCCACCTTGTTCTTGCCGACCGCGCCGTAAAAATCCTCCCAGGTGTTTAGCTCTTCCTTGGTAATCGCCATGCCGATGGGCTTGACCAATTCAAAGAGCCCTTCCTTGGCCTCCTGGACCGCCACCTTATATTGGTTGAGTTTGGTAATATAACTGTCGGCTACGGCGTCCCCGGCGCCCTTGGCCTTCTCGGCGGCGGCCAGGACCAGTTGCAGCATGGCCTGGGCTTTTTCCGGGCCCGTGAGGATAGTGGAATCCATGATCTTCTTGGTTTCACTGCCCAGGGCCTGGATGGCTTGCTTGATCCCGGGCACCAGCTCCGCCAATTGCCTCGGCGTGCCTTTGACGATGCCCTGAATGATCTGCTCGAAGGCCTCTCCGAAGGACATGGCCATGGTGGGCGCCAGGTCCTTGGCGGCCTGGGCCAGTTGCGGCAGGAGATCGATGGAGAGACCGGACTTGAGGAACTGGTTGATGGCGGTCACGGCCTTTTCATCGGCCAGACCCATCTTGCTCAGCTTGTCGACGTAATGATCCAGGCCGGCGGCGGACATCTCATAGTGCTGCCCCAGGGCATACATCGCCCCTTTGAGCACCTCGACCTTGCCGCCTTCCAGCAGGATTTCCCGGCCAAACTCCTTGACCTGGGAAATGATCTCATAGAGGCCGGTGGCCACCCCGACAAAGGCCAGCGCCTGCTTGACCTTGGCCCCGGTGTCCACGGCCAGTTGCTTGAACGAGGAGAGTTCTTCCCGGCTTTCCCGCAGCCCCTTTTTCAGGTCGGAGACATCGGCCTGCAGTTTGGCTACCAGGACTCCTAAATCTTCGCTCATGCCTTTGCCTCTATTACCGGGGCGCCGCCGAAGAATTGGCGGGTGGCCGGGGAAATCGAACCGGGCCGCCGGGGCGGCTCCTCCGGGGAATCGCCGGAGGTATCCATGGCCTGCAGCCAGTTCTCCAGGAGCTCGCCCTTGCCGCGCACGGCGGCGCTCAGAACCGCCGCCACCCCCAGGACCAGGGCTTTCAACTCCGCCTTGCGGAAAGCCAACCGGGTGTTCAGTTCATCCTGCCGGTTCGCCACGGCTGCCCGGTACAGATTGAGCACCAGATCTATCGGGTAGTCATACAGCAATTTATCGAGGTCCTGGCCCCGATTGGTCAGGACCTCTAACGCCTGGGTAAAGTCTAAGCCCCCCTGGTCATGGCCTTGAGATGTGCCATGATCAGGGGCAAGGAGTTTTTTAGGCGGCTCAAGTTTTGGGAAACGATGGCCACGGCGATCAGCGGTATTAGGTCGGTGTCGATCTTGTCGACCTCTTCATTCTCCATGTCCAGGGTGACCCCGACCATCGTCGAAATCGCCTCTATGCCGTCCGGCAGGAGCATGATCACTTCAAGTCCATGCCCCATAAAAAACTCCTCGGCATTCTCAAAAGTCAAACCCATATCCTTCAAGGGCCGCAGGAGATCCACCACCGCCGGTAACACCTTCTTGAATTTCCCGAAGGGCCAGGGTTTGATCTTGTAAGGGCCGATCTCCACTTCGGAAAGCAGCACCTCCATTTCGTTTTTAGGTTCCATCAATCCTCCGGGATTAGGTTTCGTTCAGGCATTCCCAGTAGCCGTAGGGGTAGGTCGGATTGTTTTCGCTGTCATCCAGGACCGACAGCAGCATGGGCAATTCCATGGGGTTCTTATCATCGAACGTCACTTTCCCGTTGGGCTTCAACTGGCAACGCGGGATGATAAAGTTCCACCAGAAGCCGTCCGTGGGCCGGAAGGCCAGGCGGGCGGCGCCTTCGATGAAATTTTCCGTGGCCACCGGAAACCGCAGGGACGTCCAGGTGGTGTGCGTGAAGCTCACCTTTACCTGTTCGCCGTCAGCCAGGAAGCCCGCGGCCAGGCGGCCGATACGGCCGACCAGCAACTCCGGGGTCACCTGGCCCGGATCGACGATATAGTCGGTGTTCTGGACCGCGTTCTGCCGGATATGGTTCACCGTGGCCGGGGTGGTCCAGGGCGTGGTGGCGCTGATCTGGAGGAAATAACCGCTGTAGCCGTTGACCGTGGTGATGGCCCAGTCGGTCGGCAGGGTCCAGTTCATCTTGCCGTCGGCGGCCAAGGCCGCAGCCGCACCGGCCAGGTCGGCCACCGCGGTCCAGGCGGCGCCGTTCCAGTATTTCACCACCGCCGCGCCGTACTCCCCGGGCACGGCGAAATCGAAATAGGCCTCCTGGAAGGGGGTGGTCTTGCCCAGATACAGGAGGCTGTCGGCATCCGCCAGGGTCTCGAAGGGCGTCCCGGCCAGGGCATCGGCTTCCGCCGTGTGATCGGTATAGGCCGCGCCGTCGTACATGAAGACCTTGTCCAGGAACTGGCGCACCGTCACCGCCGAAATGCCGTATTTCGCCAGGGAGGCGGGCACTTCGCCGGTTAAGGTTAAGGCCTGGTCCACCAGGGCGGCGGTGCCGGCCCCCACGGTTTCCAGGGCCCCGCCCTTGAAGAAGGCCTGGACGTTGGCGGCCACCGCCTCCTGCAGGACCATGTCTAAGGTCAGCTCTTCTTCGGTGCTGAAGAGTTTTTTCAGCCGGCGCTTGCCGTCCTGGCTGTTATAGACCTTGACCTCGGTGGATTTGAGCTCCACGGAGGGCGGTTTTTCGACCAGGCCCAGATCTCGTTCGCCGTTCCCGTCATCAAAATAAAATTTCGGCACGCAGGCGATGAATAGATTTTCAATGTTGGGCGGTTGCATTGGCAAACCTCCTTAAGGAATAGCCGTGGTGAAGGCATCGCCCAGGGCGTGCCCATAAGTGAGGCGATAGGTCAGGACCATCTCGCCGTAATTTTCGTTGCTGGGGGCCTTGCGGTTCCCCAACTCCTCCAGGTGTATGAGGCCGGCGGCTTTCAGCGGCAGCCGGAGGGCCCGGTTCTGCCAGAGGCCGTGAATCTGCCCGGCCAGGCTGTCGGCCCAATCCTTGAAGTTCTGCCAGGCCGGGCTGTTCTCCGTGTACACCGGCTCGGAGAAGGCCGCGAAGACCACCAGGTCCAGGGGGATGATATTCTTGGCCACCTGGCTACCCAGGGTCCCCAGGTCTTCGCTGTCTTCGTAAAAAAATAAACCCGGCAGCGGCGTCACGGGATTGCCCTGGGCATCGAGGGCGGCCAGATCAAAGGGAAAAAGCCAGTCCCGGCGCACCGTCAGCACTTCCGGCAGGTTGGCAACCAGCATGGCCTCGATGGCCTTTAGTAAATTGGTTTTGACCGCTTCGCTCATGCCACCCTCAGGGCGCGCTTTTGCAGCTGTTCCCGGAAATACGGCTTAATCCAGTTGATGAGCTCCGACGGAATCACCCGGCGGCGCACTACCACCGAACCCTTCAGGGCAAAAAGCGGAACCGGCGTCCCCTTCCCGAAGGTTTCGCCGGCCGCCCGGCGCTGCCGCGTATACCCGGCGGCGCCGGCCCAACCGGCATAGCCCATGATGACACCGCCTTGAACCCAGGTGCCACCATATTGGCTGGGACGGGCCTTTTGCTTCCCAAGCCATTTGGTCGCATCCAAAGGGATGGCCAGCATCCCTTTCTTCGCCTTGATCACGGTCTGGCCCGGGGGGCCGATCAGGACCGAGCCCCAGGTCCAGCGGCTGGCCCCCCGCACCGTCGCCGTCATCAATTCCCCCACCAGCCGGGCCTTTTCCACCACAATGGGCTTCCGCCTCGACTTCCAATGAATAAACTCCTGGGAATCGACCCGACGTTTGATCCTAAAGACGCAGTCGTCTAAGACCCTGGCTACCAGCTTATCCAGGTTCTTTTCCAGCGCCTCTAAGGCCTTGATCGGGTCTTTCGCCATGGGAGTTGCCTTAGCTCAGGGTGGCCTTCAGGGCATACTGCCAGAAGCCGTAGCCGGCGTTTTTGCTATCTTCCACGATATAGCGATGCTTCCGGTCGTTCTTTTCCATCTCCGAGCCTTCGGCGATGGCGATGACCTTGGTGGGATACTCCAATTGCATGATCAACGGCTTGGCCCGGCCGTCGGTCCGGAAGACCGTGAAATCAGTGGTCCAGGTGAGGTAGGGATTGGGCAGCACCCCGACCTGAATCTGCTGATTGCTCATCAAGGCCCGCAGGGCATTATCGACGCTGCCGGACCCGGTATTCAGGGTATTGCCGGTCAGGGCAGCGACCGCCGCGGCCCAGAAGGGCACCGGCACCATAGCCAGGAACTTCTTGGCATTGCCGTTGATCGGCTTGCCCCGGTCATCTTTCAGGGTGTAAAACCACTGGATGACGCCCAGGATTGCCTGAGCCATTTCGTAAGGCGTGGGCGCCGTGGCCACGGAAACATCCAGGGTAGGTACTTCCGTGGCGGTCAGCAGGTTCATTTGCGCCCCGGAATCGCCCTCCTCATGATCGGTGGCAAAGAAGGCCTTGCCGTCATAGCAGAGGTCAGTGGCCCCATTGAGCAGCAGCGTTGAGCCCAATTCCTCCCGATGCTGCGCGGCGCGGTCCGCCTGTTCGCCGATGCGCACCCGGATCTGCCCGGTCTTATCCCGGCGCAGATCGTCGATGTCGATATCCATCACGGAATTAAAGATCTTGTTGGTGATGGTATAAGGCGGCAAGGCCCGCAGCCCGGCGGCCGGCCGTTTTCCCTTCCACTCCTCCATGCCGGGGACCTGGCCCAACCATTTATAAGTCTCGCTTTCCTGATCGGAGGTGATCTGGAAGGCGACCTGGTCCATCCAGGACCCGGCCAGGGCTTTGGCCAGTTCTTCGTAAAAGATGCCGATAATCGCTCGGCTGCTCATATAGAGTTGTTCGGGCATAATGCTCTCCTTTCTTCCCGGCTTGGGCCGCTTATGGGGTCTTCACCAGATTATATTTTTCCAGCACCAGCAAAATCGCATTGATCGTGGCGATTTCGGTGCCGCCGGCGGCATCGGCGATATGGTTTTGCTGAACATCGCCGGCCCCCCCGAAGGCGCCCAGTTTTTGGGTCGGCGCCGAACAGAGCGCCAAGACTCCCGTACCTTTGGGCTTGAGGGTTAAATCGACATTGGTTTCACCCACGGCCTCGATCACCGGGCCGTAGCCGGTGGCGGCATTACTGATCTTGACTTCGTTTACCGCCTCGGCGGTGGCGCCGAAATCGATGATCTCCAGACCGTTTTCATCCTGGAGGCCGGTCTTGATATGGGGCGAGGTGAGTAATCCGCCGTCGGTGCCGCCCGTATGTTCATGATCAGGGACATCGCTGCCCACCATGGGCTGAAATTCGACCAGGCAGATATTGGTGGCTACATACGTATCCACCACGCCGACCCGGCTATTGCCCGTCGCGGTCAAGGTCAGGGTGCCGTCATCGCTGGCATAAACCTCTTTGCCGACATCGGTAATGGCAACGCCAGTCAGGGTTGCTTTGGCCGTATAACGACCGGTGCGGACGTAGGCCGCCAGGTCGCCGTCGTTGCCGGTGGCATTGTTCGCCTCGGCATAAGCGTGCCCGAAAAACGGCAGGCCGCCGGCCGCGGTGGTAGCATAACCATCGGCCCGCTTAAAAAGCATGGAGCCTTCATAGGCGTGGATTGCCCGATAAAGCGGCCGGGCCTGGAGTTTGCCTTCCAAGATGGTAATGGGGTTATTCGCCGCTAAAGCCATGAGTTTCCTCCTTTAAAGGGCCAGGGCCCGATTAGCGTTTCGTTTGACCCTGGACTTCGGCCTGGCGATAGGCCAGGTAGGTGCTGAACTGGCCGCCAAATTCCTGCTTAAGCTTCGGCCCTTCCTTGGAATCATCCCATTCCTTCATGGCCTGTTTCTCAATGGGCAACGCCCCGGCCGTTTCGGTGAACGGTTTCACCTCAACCGTCTGCCCCGCCGGCGGGGAGGCCGCAGCCTGCAAATCCTTGAGGGATTTGGCTCGGCCTTCTTTTTCGGCCTTCAGGAGGGCCGGGGCAACCTCCAGGGCCGGGGTGCCTGCCTCGATGGCGGCGATGGAAATTTTCGCATCGCCTTCCATCACCAGGATCTCCAGCACTCGGGCACGTTCCCGGGTTACTCCTTCAACCCGGAACTTATCAGCCGCCTGGGAATCTTTGGCCAGCAGGCTTTCCAAGGTGACGCTGGCCGCTCCTTCGGCCAAGAGCACCTGGAACAGTTCCGGGTTCTCAGCCTTCAATACTTCTCTGGTAATATTCTTGGGCATAGCCCCTCCTTTTGCCCGGGCCAGCGCCAGGGCATCGTTAAAATTGCCAATTTGATCAATCAGGCCAGCTTTCAGTGCCTGCTTGCCGATAAAGATGCGGCCTTCGGCCATTTCTTCTTGCACCGTCTTTACCTTTCGGCCACGCCCGGCCGCGACCCCATCCAAAAAGAGTTGATAGAGATAGTCGATATGTCCCTGCAAATAGGTCTGGGCTTCAAGGGAAAGTGGCTGGGCATCGCTGCCCGCCACTTTATATTTCCCGGAAAAGATGTGGGTGCGTTTGATCCCGGCCTGGGCATCAGCCGCGGACCGGTCAGTATGGGTCATCACCGTACCGATGGAACCCACCATAGCCGTGTCATCAGCTATCACCATATCGGCGGAGGCCCCGAGCCAATAAGCGGCGCTGCACATTTGCCCATGGGCAAATGCCACTATGGATTTTTGTCCACGAACCGCCATTATTTGATCAGCTAGGGTCTTGACCCCGTCCACGATTCCGCCCGGTGAGTCCACATCCAGCAAAATGGCACTTACTTTAGGGTCGGCCAGGGCTTGCTTGATTTGGGTGCCCAACAACTCATAACTGGTCCCTCCGGAGAACTGCGAAAACACATTCATTCTTTTTCCGAGGGTGCCATAAACCGGCAGGACCGCCACCCCATCCTCCACCTGGTAAGACTCATCGGCCCCCAAGCCACTTTTGCCCGCGGCCGCTTGGGGCCAGGAGGGCTGCTTGCCGTCCAGGTGCGCCTCCACCAAAGCGATAATCTCCTCCAGTTTGGCTGGCAGGATGGCCCAAACCTGATCTTGAAAAGAGGAAAATACCAGTGGGTGTGTCATTTCTTCATTCTTGCGGGGCATTGGGTTGTTCTCCTGTAGTTTCGCCGCCAACGATGACGGTCACCTGAGCCGCCTTTACAATCGGCAGCCCCAGGGACAGGCGGCGTTTGTACTCCCGGGCTTTCTGCCGCAGGACATTTTCCCAATCCCGGCCCTGGGCGGCGCACTGGTCTGCCAGGGTGGTGTAATCGTAATCCTCCTCCAATTTGGCGGCGACGATCTCTTTCACCGGATCCACCCAGCCTCGGGTCGGCCCGATCCAGTCGGCTCGACAATATTCGTTCCGGCGGGCATAAAAATCTTGGGGCCTCACAGCAAACCGGCCCTGCAGCATGGCCTCTTCCAACACCAGTTCCCAGATCGGCTGACAGAATTTGCGAGTCAACCAGTTGCGCCAATAAAGAAAGACTCGCCAGCCTTCCAGCAAAGCGGCCCGGGCGCTGCTATAAGTGGTCTTGGAAAAATCTCGCAGCAGCAGCTCATAGGGCAGACCAAAGGCGTTGCCCAGGATGCGCAAGACCTTGGTCAGGAAAATTTCAAAGGTCTCACCGCCCTTTTTAAAATCGACAATCCGGATATCTTCCCCGATGGCCAGGGTCGGCACCATGCCGGGCTCCAACTTGAACTTCTTTTGCCCAGAATCTTCCAGGGACGGAGGAGACACCAAACCACTATCGGTAACCGCGGGGAACGTCGAGATATCGGCACTGTTACGGGTGATGACTGCTGACAGGCAAGCCGCCACTTTTTGGGCCACCACCTCGGCATCCAGAGAATCGGCCAGATTTTTGAAATATTTCAGCACCGGGGCGAAGTGCGCCCGGCCCCGGACCTGTCCCGGTTCTTTGGTGGCGAAGATATGCAACAGCATGGGGCGGCCCTGGGCGTCCCGGGGCGGAATACCCAGAAAATCAGAATTGGGCAGTTCCACGTCTCCCATGGCTTTGGGGGCCTTGCGTATCCAGTAACGCAGGGGTTCTTTCCGCTCTTCGCCCAATTCCACGCCTTGAAAGACGTTGCCGTTCCCCTGCCCATAGGGAGTGGCCAGCCGGTCGCCGGTGATCAATTCCACCGCCCGGCCAAAGGGCCGGCCGCTATCGGATAACATGGGCAGGTTGGCCAGAATTTCGCCGTCGATGATAACCCGCTCCAGGGCCAGGGGTTGCATCTCCTGAAAATCAAGACGGCCGCCGGCATCGGCATATTTTTGCCACTCATCGAAGGCACCTTCCGCCTGAGTTTGCAGCTCTTCCGCCTTTTCCTCGGAAAATCCCAAGACCTCGGGGCGCAGGCGGCTTTGGGGGGTTAAACCGGATCCCACTGCATTGATAGAAATAGTCGAGGGAATAGATGAAGCGATGGGATCATTGGCAACTCGGTCCCGGGTGCGGTCCCGGAGCATGCCCAATTCCCAGGGGTTGGGGTTGGGACCCAGGGAAGAGGCCACCCAATCCATCACCAGGCGATTGTAGCGGGCACCTTCAAAGCGGGAGGCACTGGCCCCGACTGGCAACGGCCGGTCCAGATAATCATAGAGGGTGGGCCGCGGGATCATGACGGCGCCTCGAATTGCACCAGGCTGGGAACCGCTGGCCCCTGCTCCTGGGCCTCGACCTTGGCATAAAGCTTCTCCAGGCGATCAAGTTCGCGATACATCGCACTTAAATCACCGCGTTGCGTATGCTGACCCTGGGCGGGCCCACCGCTCGTACTGGCCTGCTGGTCTTCTGCCTTGGCGATCTTGGCCTCCAAGGCAATGATTTTAACTTTGATTTCTGCGGAGGTGCGAAGTGCCATGCTCCCGGTTTAACACCAGGAAGGAAGGAAAAATAGGTTCAGATGCATAAGGATGCATAGCAGCTATCTATTTGTATGCATCTGTCATCATCCTTATGCATCTGATACTATTTGGTGACCTTTGAGACGAAAAATCTCAGCTTCAGGAATGAGAATTCGGGCGCCTGGGTAGGGTTGATTAAAAGTGATCTTGTTTTCCCAAGTCCAGCGGTAGATGGTGGATTTGCTCCGCCGCAATAATGTAGCCGCCTCCTCCAGGGTAAAATATTGCCGCCCCTCCAGAGTGATCATCCCACTGCCTCCTTAATCTAAAAAACTTCCTTCAGGCCGCCCTGTGAAGGTATTGATTTTTGCCCGCTCCCGATCTGGCTGGCTCGCAGGTTTAACCGGCGTCGGCAACACCTTCACCCCGCCCCAGCACTCCGGATCGGCCATGGCGGTGGCGTAGATCGCCGTGTCCAGCAAATGGTTAGGCTTGCTGCCCTGCTGCACCCACTTCAACCGGCCCCGATTGTCCCGCTCCTTGGCCTCGGCCGACAGGTGGGCGGCGAACAACTCTTCCGTGCCGGCGTGCAGGTGCACCCGGCCAGTCTCCACCCGGGACCAAAAGGCGTCTTTCAAGGCGTCGGTGTCCAGGATCCACAGCCGCAGGCCCTGGGGGATCGGCTTGCCTCCGGGCATCTTATCGATCCGGCTCTCAACCATCTTCTTGCCGGCCGTCAAGGGCCGGGAAGAACCCTTGATCCCGAAGATGCGGCCCTGGCCGAAAAGGCGCAGCCATTGATACACCTGTTCGGTCATGCCGGCGTCGCCCTCGGCGCCTTCGCCGCCGCCGGTGTCGAGCCCGCCCCGCCACACCGGATAGGTCAGGCGGCCGTCCGCAGTTGAATACACATCCTGAAACAGCCAGATGCCCAACTCGGTAAAGTCGGCGAGATAGCCGTAGCGGATCAGGTGCTGATCAATCAGGCCGCTCTCCAACCGCACCCAGGCCCAAATGGACACCCAGCAGCCCACTTTCTGGTTATCAATGCCCGCGGTCAGGGCCAGGGCGCCGTCGGGCACTTCCAATTCCTGCCGGGCGGTGCGCAATTTTAAGATGGCGGCGGGCGGCTGCTGCTTGATGATCTCTTTCCAGGGCTCCGCCAGCCACAGGTTCGTGAAGGTCTTGAGCTTCTCCCGGTCCCCCTGGCTTTCAAAAAACTCGGCCGCCATTTCTGAAAAAGTCCGGAAGGGCGAATAGAGGGCATTCCACCAATATCCCCGGATGGAGGTGGGCGGCGGCGGCAACATAAACCCGTCCCGCTGTATCGGATGCTCTGCCGGCACCCATTTCCCCCGCCGCAGCATTTCCGGTTTATCGGTTTCATAAATCTCCGCCTGGCAATATTTGCACTCATAGCAGGCCGCTTTCTCCAACTTGATATATTCCGGAGCCCTCTTCTCTTGCGGCCACTTCCCCAGTTTCTCCCCCTTATGCTTCACCTGCTTAAAGAGGAGGATCTGATAGCCGCCGCAATGTGGACAAGGGACCCAGAATTTTCTTTGATCAGAACATTTATATTCCTGATTGATGTAACCTTCCGGGATGGTGGGTGTGCACAGGATGACGATTTTTCGATTTGCAAAAGTAGTGGCCCGGCTCTCCGCCTGCTTGATCGGCGAGCCCTGATCACTGGTGTTGGGGTCATACTCATCGGTTTCATCCAGGAAAATATTGCGCACCGAGCGGTGCCTCAGGTCCGCCGAACTGCCGGCGGTAGCGTAGAATTCCTTCATCCGGTCCAAGCGGATTTTCTTCTTTTGCAAATCATCTGGATCGCCAGTCAGGTGCGCCGATAGGGTCGGACTCGCCAGAAGCATTTCCTGGGTTCGGGCATTGGCCTCTTTCACCCCTTCCAAAGTCGGCATCACCGTCATCGTGGGCGCCGGGTCCTGATCAAAGATAAAACCCTTCATGTTTAAAATAATTTCGGTTTTGGCGCTCTGCACACAGGCCATTAGGATGATACGCTCCACATAGGGATCGTTATAGGCATCCATCGGTTCGACCGCGTAGGGCACCAACTCATTGAGCCAGGGACCGGAAATTGCCGAACTTTCCGGCAGAATGCGATGTTTCTCCGCCCACTGGCTCACGGTCAGAGCCTCTGGCGGCCGCCAGGCGGATTGTTCGACCGGCCACCAGGCGACCGGAGGTAAGCCCGCCATTCCCCACTTCGGATTAAGTAGCTGCTCTGTAGTCAAGGCTTCCTGTAGCATTCATTTCCCACTTTTTGATAAATCTTCGGGGGCGATATCATTGATCATCCCACTTGGGCCGGATTCTTGAGCTCCTGCGGAGGCCTCCTGGCTGCTCGATCGCCCCACTTTGCCCCGTTCCACTTCTTCTTTGTCAGCCGATCCGAACTTCTCCGGCAAGGGGCGGGCGAAGAGTTCCCGCAAGGCTCGCACTCGCCGGGCGATCACCGGCTCCATCTCGCGCTCGCTCTTGTTGACCAGCAGGGGTGGCAACGCTCTGGCCAGGCTTTCCAACCCCTGGGTCACCGCCACAATCCTGGCCACGAAGAGCTGCTCCACCTCCAGGCGCTCCACCAGCTCCCCCTGCCGCCGCCGAAATTCCAACTCCCGGGTCTGCGCCTGGTACTTTTTATCCTCCAGTTCCCAATGCTTCTTGCTGCCAGGCTGGGGCAGCACACCATCGTCATCCGGATCCTGGCCCTCATCGTTGGCGGTCTTGGTCGGCGCGTTCTTTTGCTCTTCCCGCCACATGGCGATGGCCACCAGGCTATACCAGCGGGTCTCGCTCTTGGGAAAGCCGGGCAACTTGGCCCAACGCTGGGCCTGCCGCAGGCTCACGCCGAAGTGTTTGCCCACCGCCTCCAACCCGTAAACCTTAGTGGGATCAAACAAATTAGGTGACATTGGTTTAATGTCGCTATTGCCTGTCTTTGTCATAAACGACATGGCCTAAAAAACCTTGGTATGTAAAAAATCCCCGCAACTTGGGACC